CTTTCCGCATCTGCCGGTTCTATATCATCAGAAGAAAGCATACCGAACTCTCCCGGAAGAGAGTCTAAGAAACTCTTCTTCAGGGTCTTCATGTATTCTGTGCCTACTAAGATATCTTTTGACACAACAATCTTTTTTGTTGTGTCACTAAAATCCATACCAATATCATTGCCGTATTGACTTATTGTTCTTGTGCCTGAATACCCTACCATAGCGGCTACGACTGCTTTGGCAGCAGTGTCTATTCGACGAAATGCTCCTTTTCTACTTCTATATCCACCGGCAGTATCTGCTGGCAAACGACCATTCAGAGCTTGTATGTCATTTTTATCTTTTAATCCTTGATCGGCTAGTTGACTTTCAAAAAGCCTACGAAGATCGTAGAGTGTAAAGCCTTCGCGAACTTTAGTCTTATCAGGAAGTTCATAGAGAGCTAGTCCGACTCGATCACTCAACACTCTCGAAGCTGCGTCGTGAACATCAACTTCATTTTCGAGCATCGGTCCTGCTACACGATCCCCTACGATCTTTTTCAAAAAATCTAGAGCCATAGTGTTCAAGAAGATCGTTCTATTCGGAATCATGTTGGCTTTTTCTATAGGCGAAGCCGCCTTAGCGTCGTAGAATGTTACCTCTCCAGTTCCAAAGTTTATGTTTTCAACTTTTATGTTTCTCACATTTTCAGGACGCATTCCGCTAAAAGAGTGGAGTCCTATTACATCTCGTATTTTAGGATCAATCTCTTCATCGGCCAGTATAAACTTTAGTTTTTGGTACGTATCATCCGGAACTTCGAGCAGAGTTTTTCGTGATCTTCTAAAAGCTACTCCAGAGTTGATCGCAAAACTTTCTTGACCGAGATAGTTTTGAGTCGGCCTTAAAACGTACTGATTGCCAGTTTCCATGTGTTGATTAAACATGGTATCCAACCGAGCTATCAAGGCGTTAGAACGACCCCGACGAGGAACGCCGTCTTTGTAACGTGCAGATGCTAAGTCCGCTTCTTTGAACGGCCCGTCTGCAATCAAGTCGCCAATCACCTGTCCGATAACTCGACGCCCTTCCTCATTCTCTGACATCAAGTAATCGACTGTCATTTCGAGGATAGGAACACCAGAACGCTGATCAACGATACCTCTGAGGTTGCGAGTCATTCGTGCAACTTCTGCCGGAACACCCTTTGTCGGATCGGTTCCGGGTTTCATCCGCGCTTCGTAAGCAAAAAATTCTTCGAGCGTTAGCTCACGAATCTGTTTTGGTGATAATGTAGGAGATGTGGTTGTCATCGTTTTCTTTCCGGGATCATTTGCTGGTAAGTCCACCAAATTACCGGCATCTTGTGTATCGAGTACACTCCCAAATCTCTCTTCGAAAGCTGCAAAATCTTTTTTATCAATCGTACCCGGAAACTTCTCTTCGATGATCTGAGAGAGAGTAAAGATTGTATTTTCGTCTCCTGCAATAGGACTCATGTCCTTGAGGAGTTCTTGCATGTGGGCAAAGGTAAATTTGCGCGGAATTTTTCGTCCGCCAAAAATTTCGATGAGACGCTCGTTCTCTGGGCCTACCGTCTTAAAGCCCTGCATCTTCTTTAGTTCTTTACCGATCTCATCAGCAGCGATGCTGATCTGATCTCGACGCTCTGGAAAATCTGTAATTTCTGCCATCGATTAGTATCCGAATGTTGCGTCTTGCACTTGGTACACTTGATTCTTGATTGCACCGAGTTGTTTGTGTATAGAGGTGTAGCCGCTCATTCGAGTCATCACCATGTAACGGAGCGCGTCGTATGCGTGATCTTCAGCCTTCGTGTCTACGTCTTCGCTGTTTGATTTCGATAGCGGGATACCAGCCATTTGCTTGATAATATTTTGACACGAGGAAAAGATACGTAAGCGAGGCTCTTCCGTGTACGGATCGTTTGCCAAGCGACGGTGGAGTTCCATCTTTCCTTGTATGCGATTACGGTCGGATGGCGTCCAGCGCACACCGACTCGCATCATCGTTTCTGCTATCGAGGGTCCGAAACCCGTCTTGTTCCAGCACGAGGAGTCTAAGACGGTGTAGTGCGGTTGTGGGTCTAGCTCCTCTGCTTCTAGTATTTTATCAGCGAGTTCCTCTGCTGTCAAGTGTTTAGCATATAGCTCGCGATAAACCCAGATATTATTATCCCAGTCAATAGCCCCCCACAGAACGCACGAAGGACTCGCGTACCCATAGTCCGCCGCACGAATGCGGGGCCAGTTGGTTGGAAGTTCAAAATGTTCGACCACATGTCTCGATCTCGAAAACTCGGGGAAGGCCGCTCCCTCCGCCACGTCCCAATCACCTTCGAGAAGTCGCTTTCGCTCGACTTCTGGGAGCGACCTGAGCATCGCCTCGTATTGGCCGTCTGCCATCAGGTAGGGATTGTCGGTCAGCCGCGCCGGTACAAACTTGCGAAGGAACAGAGGCTGACCTGCTTTTTCGTGACCGGGGGGCCACAAGAATTCTTTTTTCGTTTCTATATCGAAGGCAGGAAAAGACTTGTTTGGTTCGACGCCATCGATATAAGTCTTCTTGACCCACCAACCACCCACTCCTCCGGGGTTGGCTGTGCAGCGCATGTACAGGTGTTGCTGGAGTTCAGGATCAGTAGCACGAAGGCGAGAACGCAGGTAATCCCAGACATACGGCGTAGGATACTGAGTAATCTCATCGATGCCGATCCAGTTGAATGCCTGACCTTGAAAGCGAGTTACGTCTTTGTCTTTGTCGAGGTACGTGAACCAGATCGTCGCCCCGGATGGGAACACCCACGTGGACTTCGACTCGCGAAACTTTGCACCCGGAAAGGCTTTGGGGTACAGTTGGCGGGACTTGTCGATTAGTTCGGTTAGCTCGTCGAGAGTACGCCTAAGAAGAAGCCCACGATGATTAGGGTTGTGACAGAAGCGCAAAGGATCGGCCAAGAGAGCGAAAGATTTACCGCCCCCGGCTGCACCGCCGTAGAGTACGTCTCGCTCACCCGCCGAAAGAAAGTCTGTCTGAGGTCCGTCATTCGGCTGAAAAACGACTTCGCTTTCTCCGACCAAGTCAGATACTGCGCTTGGCAGATCAGCCACATCCCCAAGATCGATTGTGGCAGAAGCATTCCCGACAAGAGCGTTTTCAACTTTTGTAGCTTGTTGTTCGAGCTTTCGAGCATAGCGTCGTTTGTCCTCTGCTGCTTTGGTTGACTTCGCGGCACGACGCTTTGCAGCGTTGACACGTTTCGTCGCCGCGCGTCGCGCACGTTCCTTTGTAGATAGGTTATATGTGGCTTTTGGCGCATTCGGATCGCGCTTCGGCCTACCGCGCTTTTTCGGCGCTTCCGGCTGCTTTTCGTCCACGACAAGCCTTTCCGCCTTTAGCCATAGGCTTTTCTCTGCCTTCTATCTTACGTATCATCTGTTCTGTACTGAACAAGTTCTCAATCATCTCACTACGGTCTTTACCCTTGAGAGTGCCAGACCTTATCAAGTCGGTGATTTCTTGACGATCTCTATACAAGGAATCGAGAAACGCACCCCCTAGTATTCCTTTATCCTCCATTGTAAGCTGCCTTTCTTCCGCGATGGACTTTACCGACGGACTTTTTCTTTTTTACTTTTCCGCCCTTCGCTTTCTTCTTTCGTACGGGTCCGTAGTTTTCTACGTCTCTGTTAGACTGATTACTACGAAGGTACGTTTCGAGAGTCGAATAATTGTCGTAGCCCAAGTCGAAGTAGAGTTCACGGGCGAGAGCCTCTTCAGATGGTGAGAGGTTGTATTTAGACATTGTAAGTCGCCTTCCTGCCGCGATGAACTTTTCCGCCGCTTGATAGTTTTGGCATCTTGCCTTGCGCGTCTCTGCCGCGTCCTGTCAAAAAGCGACTCGGAGCAAACAAGCCCCCTCCACCTCCGCCGCCACTTGGGCGAAAGGCTTTTGCTGCCTTGTCTTTTTGTTTGTCAGCTTTATCTTTTGCTTTTTTCGCTTCTTGATAGCCTTCTTTACTTTTTTTGCGGCCCTCTTTGCGAAAACTGTCAAACTCTTTCTTTACTTCAGCACGGAAGTCAGAGAACCTTTTACGTTGTTCTTTTTTCCACGCTTCAAAGGCTTTTTCATCCATCGATGACTACCTCATTCTTCGGTGGCAGAAGGACTACGCCATGCACTGCCGTTACGTTGTGGTTTACCTGCTCGGGGGCTTTCACTCCGACACGTGTCAAGAGTGATTCTGCTGCCTTGAGGCGCAGGTCGTCTCCGCGTTCTGGGGCGGGGTTGTCTATTGTGTTGACAAGGCGGTTAGCTGCCTTGATTGCGTTGACGGAAAGGATGTCTTTCGTACGTTCTACGATTTCATCGGCCAAAGTCTTCTTGAGCCACTGCGAAGAGCCGCGTGAATAGCCTGCATCTACGGCTGCTTGCGTTACGTTACCGCCGTTTTCGAACAAAATGTCCAAGAATGCGGTTTGTTGAGGCGTTAAGGCACGTTCTTTCGGCTTTTGCTGGGGTAAAAGGTTCACGTGAAGTCTCTTTCGATGCACTTGAAGCTATACGAGGCCGGAACGGGAAACATTTGAGCTACTCCTTCCGCCATTTCGTACGAACGAGCTTTACATTGCTCGTACGTTTCGTACGGACCGCGTGTATCGTCAAAACGTACACACTTGTCCGGTGTGGCTAGGGCACAAACGAGGAGCATAGCTTCGAACATACGGGATTTTTCCTTTGAAACGGGGTGAACCACACGTGCGTCGTACCTTTTGTTAGTAAACAACGGTGTTTATGGGAAGGTGTGACGGGTAAATGTGTGATCCACGCCATAAGTATAGCCACGAATAATCGGTATGTCAACTTTTTTTCTTGACAAAATCAAAATTCGACTGTACTATGGGCATAGGCCCGCCGGGGTAAACTATACAAATACCCCCGTCCCACGTTAGGGGTACGTTTTGCCCTTCCTTTGGGGTACGTTTTGCTGCCCTAGCGGCGTACGTTTTGTACCGACCCCGGTTACCTTCAAAAAATAAAATTGATCGCGGTATTGCTAGTGACTGTGGGGGTACCCCCCGTGGCGCTTGCCCGCCCGCGCGCGCGGAATATCTTTGTTTTTGTCTGTTCTTGTCGGTTTTGGGTCGGATCAAGGCAAGATGAATCTCAATATTATGGATCATCCCGAACACCGGCCCCTGAAGGTCGGCGACCAAGGCCACCCCCCTCACATGGCACTGAACGGAACCCCCCGCCCGGACGCATAAGCAATAAACATATGCACGCGCCCGCGCCCGCGTTTGCCATTTGCCATCCCGATTATCGTTTGCACTCGGCAAGCGAGGTCAAAAAGCGCAGCAATACCCGAACAAGCAACCCGCCGAAATATCCCGCCGATACAACCCGCAAGCGATATATCCAGCAACCGCCCACAAAAAAACCCCCGGCACTATGACCGGGGGAGTTGGGGAGGAATCCCGGCTATTAGCCCCGCCGGGGGGGTAACGGTTAATCGTCGATCTTCACCTTGAATTCAGCATTGGCGATCGAACGGGGCGAGTTGTTACCGATCCAAGAGGTGAAGCCCATTGAATCCATAAACGCCTCAAGCCCCCTGATCTGGTTGTTGATTGCATCGAGGTGGCAGCGCAGCACGGCTATTTCCTTTTCAGTGATAGCGAAAACATCGCGGGCTTCGGGAGTGGTCAATTCAGTCTTGATTGAGCTTTGCATTGTTTCGATTCCTTTTCGAAAAGAGGCGGGCAAAAGCACCCGCCCCTCTTTAGTACGTTTTTCAGCCAGTCTTGGCAAGCCTGTAGATGTGGGTATAGCCACCTTTCCGGTTGCCGGTGTTCTTGATCTCTAGCTGATACCCCGCCTTCTTGAGGCCGGACAAATAGTGATAGACCGATTGCTTTTTCACACCCAGATGACCGGCAAGCGTGGGCACGGCCATAAACGTACCCCGTGACAGCCAAGAGATCAGGGCCGCATGGGTGGCGTTAAGGTCCACCGGCTGCGGGTCGGATTCGTGCAGCGGCTCACCGTGCAAGCCAGTGATAGGCTGCGGCTTCGCCACTGGCTTCGACGGGTATTCCTCGCGGAATTTAGCGAGAAGCTGAGCGCGTTCGTCAGCACGAATTGCAAGTTCGATGCGGTCGTAACAAGCGCAAAGCTGATCGACTAGGTTCTTCGGAATATTATTGAAAGTCATTTCGGTTCCTTTCTTTCGAGATTAGACGGCCATGAAGGCCCAGATAAGCATCATCAGAAAACAGACCACTGCGAGCCTGTAGATAAGCAACAAGGCTTCCATCTAAGCGTAGTTCCTTTCCAAGCCTTGCCAGAACGATGATTCGATCACGTTCCGCACTTCGTCATTGCGCCGGGTCGCTACCAATTCCTTGTTAGCGTTCCGCTTCTGCGTTCCCGGCAAATGCGTGGCGTAATGCGTCAAGGCATTATAAGCAGCCCACAACGTCGCCCCCAGTTCTGGCGTTTCTTCCTTGAAGCGTTCGAGCAGCCAGTTGAGTTTAGTTTCGTTGATAGCGAGCGTTTCGTCGTGCTTCGCCGCCCGAGTGTTTTTCCGGCAGATCGTCTGTTTTAGCATCCGGTGGAAATCGAATTCGGAGCAATGCGAGTTCCGCCAGACTTCCATCTGGTCCCGGTTATTCGTCCACATATCCAAGCCCAGAGATGCCTTTGAGATCATCGCATCGACGGAAACGTGGCCCCGATGCACCTTCCTTTGGTGGTACGATTTCGCCCCGCCGAATACCAGAGAGTTCCGGCACAAGTCACGGTAGGCACCCGAGAACACCTGAAAGGCCCACGATAGATCGACGCTGTTGAAGATATCCATGCGGCACTCGACAAGATCAGGCTTGCCGGTCCGGGTCCGGGTCTCGGTGTTCAGGTCGTGGAAAACCACCGTCCGATGGACCCTCTTCCCATAGCCATATATTCGATCAGTAACCGTCACGTTATCATCCGGCAGGTCAGATTCCGCCAGCAGCGCCGCTTGTTTCTCGAACAGCGAGTCGTGAGGAATCAGAGCATAGTGCCGGGACACGGGCCGGACATCGAGCAGCGCATCGGTCGCCCGGTTATACAAGGCCGAGTATCCCTCGACGGGCCGGGCCGACATAACGTCGGATTCCTGCCTGCCGTCATAGATGCGGCTCGGTGTGTGTGCTTCGAGCGGCACCCGCTCAACCTTTGCGTATTTCGAGAACAAGCCGACATCCGCCGGGTTGTTGTGGATCGAATAGATTTCGTCACCGCGTTTGATAGCGGCATCGACGGCGACAGTCTCTGTGTTTACTAAGTCAAGCATTGGCGGTTCCTTTCTTCGCATTGCTTGTGGCCGGTCAAAATTAACCGGTTCTGAATCATGGCATATGTTTTGCAAGAGTTGAAGCCTCGAAGCAAAAAAAGTTGCGGCGGGCTAGCCCCGTCGTCTCGCCGCCCGCCTGACCAGCCCGCAAGTCCGCCCCGCCCCAGAACGCGCCGAGCAGAAACCATTAGCCAGTCCCCAAAATATTTAGCGTCGCCAGTTTGTCACGCGTACGTTTTAGCGTCGCCGGTTTGTCACGTTATGCCGTGCCGGTCGCGCCATACGCGCCAAGTGATCGCCTGTAGTTGGTAGGGCATGAGGCCGAGCCGTTCTGCGGCGGCTTCATATGCAGCCTGCAAAGCGCGGTATTCTTTCTTTCCGATGTTTGTTCGGTCGTCAGTGAGACCGACGCGCTCACCATAGGCGATGTTTCGTGCGTGGCCGTCGATTGTCACGTTGAACTCGCCCATGATATCCATAAAGAAGGACGTGATTTTCTGACCTTTCAGCATACGTTTTGCGCCGTCGTAGTCCGGACGCGCCGCCAAGATGTCCCAAGCCTTTTGTTTCATGGCGTTATAGGTCGAGACTTTCACCGACAAGAGACCGTCGCCGCTGATAAACGCGCCGATCAAAGCGTCGGCGTTCACGACATTGCGTGACCATTTGTTGTTAGGTGAAAGCGCGGCGATGACTGCCGCCACAATATAGACCGGCACGTCATATTTTAACGCGATAAGATATGCTGCCTTTTGTGCGTTGTCATACCACAACAAGCCTTCTGCGTGTTGTGTTTCGTCGGCGTCACGGTAAACACAAGTGATATTATATATCATGCGTTCGTGGTCGAATTGCGTGGCTTTTACCGTCATACGAACACCGCCCCGCCATATATCATGGCCGTGACTGGCGCGTCGGTTTCGATCCATACACGCGCGCCACACGAAAGCGGCTTATCTGGTGAGTAAACAACGGACGACGGGCCATCGATCTCTACGCGCTCGGCATAGATATTGCGGTCGTACGTTTTAACAGTGATTGCCGGGTCGTTCGTGCCATTCTTTTTGTTGGCGCGGATGACGTGCTGGTTGATATGTATTCTTTTCTTCATAGCAGTTCCTTTCGTTAGAAAACGATGCCGAAAACTTACGGGTAATATCCGCCCCGGTCAAGCGGTTTAATTTTCTCGCCCTGTTCCCGGAGCCAGCATGACGGACAACGAAGCTGTCCGCCATCTCTGATCATGGCCGGTTCGCCGCACACATCGCACGGGTACTCACGTGATAGTGTCGTGCGTTTGTCATTTGTCAAGGTTCGGCGTTTGTCATTTGTCACCGATTTGTCAGCCAATGTCGTCAGGCTCCCCCGGTTCGGCGTGATCATACTGCCACTTCAATTGCAGTTCGTCGTAATATTCAGCCACTGTCTCACCGTGCTTGTCGATGAATTCTTGGCGCGTCATATACGATGCGTCTTCTTCCATCTCAATTACCCAGTCTTTTACCTTACCCATCGCGTGTCCCTACCTTTCTTTCGTAGCGTTCGATGTCACCGATTGCGTCATCTATTTTGCCATAGATATGGTCGATGTCTGTGTCAAGCACTTCGATGTCTTCTAAGGCGTGCTTTGCCTGTGTGAGAAAGGCACGGATCACCGTCGTCTGCGTTATCTTTGCGCGTAACAATTCACCGTCACCGTCACAGCCGTCGCACTGCATCCACTTCTCAATATCCCCGTACCATATGTACGAAATTTTGCCGTAGCCACCACAGTGCCAGCAGTGACAAGATTCGACATGATTTTCCATCAGCAGTAAATCCTTTCCATGATGCCATTGACCGCGTGGAACATCATCCAGCCCAAGAAGGCCCAGCAGCACACAAGCAGAAATATTTCAATGTCATCGTGCGTGAGGTAGTATTCCACAGCCTTGTCCCATAGCTTACTTATCATCACTGTCCTCGTAACCTTCGTTGAAATATTCTTCCCATGTTTGTTCAGACAAGAACCAGTCCATTTCGTTGTCTATTTCTTCGTCTTCATTCATGCTCACCCCCATTGCCTCGTCCCAAGCCACCAAAATACTGCGGCTTACGTTTTGCCGTTTCGAACACACCAAGCGTGATGAACACACCGGCTAACAAGATTGCGTGAACAAGCGCACTGATGCCGAACACGACAATCGATCCCATCCAGAACGAAAACACGATGCACCACATCCACGCAAGAACTTGCATAATCATGTGACGGGTATTCACGTCGGGGATGTTGGACAGCGGGTTCTTTGCGCTGTCCATCACCAGTTGATAAAGTCTAGCCATGTGTCGATCTCCTTTTTAAGATACATAACCCATACCGGTAACAAACATACCTGTCAAACAAAAAAGAACAGGGCCAGCATTTCTGCCAGCCCTGCCTCAACTTTCACAACGGAGTTACCGTACGAGGAAAAGGAACCGCTAGGAAACCTCGTACGGTATACACAGCTTTAGCACTACCGTTTTGTGCTTGTCAAGCCATCTTTCGCACTCGGCTTCATTTCGTCCGACGAACAACGCAACCCAACGTGGGTAGTCGATGCACTGCTTTGACTTGACTGCGTTTCGGTTTGTCTCCCCGATCCTGACGGACGAAACCGGAGCGACAACTTCATGTCGGTTATCTTTCGATACGACGTGCGGTACGAGGTCATTGCCTTTTCGATCTCTCGGTAGCTTAATCTTTCTCACTTGTTAGCTCCTCTACCCTGATGCACAAGGCTTCCTTGTTTATAGGCATCTCGTCCCAGAACTCTTGTGTCGACGCAAAGTGACACTCTGCTATCGTGTCGTACGATCCGATAGGTTCAAAGTCAAAGTCGTCACTGTTATACGCCGTCACCAGAAGAAGAACCCACACCACCTTCGTAGTCATCATCATCAAGTGCCTCCAAGTAAATCTCTATGCCTTCACGGATCAAGTCACCAACAGATACCTGTGTGATACTCTTGGAGTGTAGCCGTTCAGCATGTTTAGCCAGTTTGTCGTACATAGCTACAGAGATGAGCAAATTGTACGTTTTGGTAGGCTCATCAATCTTCGGTGGTCTTGGCATCGCGTACCTCTTTTGTCAATCGTTTGTCTTCTTTGATCTTACGTTTGTCAGGTACAACCCGCTTACCATACTTAGGTAACTCTTTAGCTATAGGATTTATCTTTTTGATTTTATTCATCATAGATATGCCCTAAAGGGTATGGTAATAAGAAAAGTAGATATCGTATCTGACCTTGTCAAGAGATTTTTTGTGGTTGACGAGGTTATCGGTGTCGGTTACTTTCGTCGCCATGAAATCACCAGCGTGGCTAAAAACGCACGTCGAGGGACTCGACATCGTACCGAACACCAAGTACCGCTCCGACTGTCCGGTATGTGCCAAGAAGAATACCTTCTCGGTTGTGGACAACGGGTTGCAGCGGATGTGGTTCTGCTTTCATGCGGACTGCAACGTGTCTGGTCGAACAGGTGTTACTCTCTCTCGTATGTCAGCGTCAACCGTGTTCGAGCGGTCGGCGGCTGTGGCACCGCCTTCCCGTACTAGTAACACTTACGAGATACCCGACACGTTCGTCAGCGTGTCTCGTCGTGTCGAAGCGGAGTCGTACTTGCGTAAATATAACGCATACGACGCATATTTGTCAGGTTCTGCCGACATCCGGTACGACGTGCGGATGAATCGTGTGGTGTTTTTAGTCAAAGATGGTAAACGAGTAGTGGATGCAGCAGGGAGAGCTTTAGATGGACGTGGGCCTAAGTGGTATCGTTATGGAAACAGTAATTTACCTTTTGTTTGTGGTGGAGACGGTGGTGTGGCCGTTCTTGTTGAAGATTGCGTTTCTGCTTGCGCTGTTTGTGACAGCACAACGGGTGTGGCCCTCTTAGGAACTAATCTTCTTCCTCGACACGTTGAAGTATTGAAACAATATGACCGTGTGTTCGTGGCTCTCGACAAAGACGCTACCGACAAGGCGATCAGTATGGTACGAACGCTCTACTCGCACGTGCCGACACGCCTCATGGTGCTACACACAGACTTGAAGAACATGGAAAAGGACGAACGGAATGACTTCTTACGATCCCATATCAATCGATAAACAGGTACTCGGGTTCGTACTCGATAACGACTTCTTTTCGAAGGTGTCGAACATCGTGACACGAGACATGTTTACCGGGGAGATGCGTGATGTATTCGATGTAATTTCATACGCACACACGCAATATGGTACGTCTGTGAACGTACGTGAACTAGGTGCGTTGTTTAACGACCGCAATCCTGCGATGCCGGACTCCACGCGAGAGAAGGCACAGGAGTTAATCGCGGAACTCGAAGCGGGTACGTCTGACAAGCACGACCTCTACCTCGACTTGGTGAACAACTTTTGGTTGCGTGACCGTGCGCGTCAGATTGGGGAGAAGGCTATCGAAATCTTCACAGGCGAAAGCGAAGACTTTGGTGGCTTGCGTCAATTAATTGACGTTGTAGAGGATGGTCGGATTTCTGACAAGACCACGTATCGGATTGTTGACACTGACTTTGACACGCTTTTAGAAGACAATACTGGAGAGCCTGACTTTCCTTTTGAGTTCGACCTGATCCGGGAACACGTACCCGGCTTGGATCGGGGTAACTTGGGTATCTTGTTTGCGCGTCCGGAAGTGGGCAAGACCACGTTTTGTTCGTTCCTTGCCGCCTCGTACATACGACAGGGGTTCAAAGTTGTTTACTGGGCGAACGAGGAACCGGCGGAGAAGATCATGCTGCGTATCATTCAGTCCTTCTTTGGTAAGTCGAAAGACGAGATGGTGTCAGACAAGGCGCACCTGATGATGCGGTACGTCTCTGAGATCAAGCCATACTTGACGATCATCGACGCCATTGGTACGTCTGTCGAGGAAGCCAACGACTACGCCAAGCTCAACAGTCCGGACGTGATGTTCATGGATCAGCTAGACAAGTTCCGCATCGGCGGCGAATACAATCGGGGTGACGAGCGCCTCAAGGAGACGTATGTCCTTGCGCGTGAGATTGCCAAGCGTAACCGCTGCCTCGTGTGGGCCGTTAGTCAAGCTAGCTACGAGGCGCACGACCGACAGTTCATTGACTACTCTATGCTCGACAACTCTCGTACCGGCAAGGCTGGTGAGGCTGACATCATCATCGGCATCGGCAAAACCGGAGCGAGTGACGTGACGAACACGGTACGCCACATCTGCATCTCGAAGAACAAGATCAACGGTTATCACGATATGATCCATGCAAACATCGACGTGCATCGGGGAGTATATTACTGATGGCTAATACTAACAGAATAGGTGATATTACTGAACTCGACATATGTCACTACTTCTTGGAACACGGTTTCGAAGTTTTCAGAAATGTGGCGTCGAGTGGACCTGTTGACTTCGTTACCTTAGACGTAAACACGGGTGAGATAACTTTGTATGACAGTAAGACTGTAAATCCGTACTTGAATAAGGATGGTAAATACGTGCTTCACTTGACAAAATTAAGTGACGTTCAAAAACGCTTAGGTGTTATGCTTGTGGGTAAGTATGGCGATAGACTAATAACTGAATTGAAGACAGAGCTATGAACGTACTCACTTTCGACGTAGAAACGACGCACGTGGAGAAGCCGAGCGGGGGCTACACACCTCTGCCGTACTTCGGTAATCGCTTGGTCTCTATCGGATACAAGTGGCTAGTCAGTAGCGTGGACTATGACTGCTACTATCACTCAACACAGCCGCCGACTTCAAATGCGTTCACAAAATTTCAAGCTGCCTTGAACCACGCTGACGTACTCGTAGGTCAGAACATCAAGTTCGACTTGCAGTGGATACGTGAGTGTGGCTTTACTTACGACGGAGATATCTATGATACGATGGTTGCTGAATACATTCTTTCGAAGGCACGGCGTTGGCCTCTCGGACTTGCTGCTCTTGCAAGGAAGTATGGTGTCACCCAAAAAGAGACTGACCTTATTGCGCCGTATCTTGAGGCGGGTAAGACCTTCTACGACATCCCGTGGGAGATCGTACGAGAGTATGGAGTAGCTGACGTAAAGGCTACGGAAGAGATCACACTGAAACAGCTAGACGCCTTTGGCGTAACATTCGAGGAGTTGTTCGATGGAAAAGGGACTCGTACCCACACTAAAACTTTCGCTTGAGATGACAGACGTACTCGCTCGTACTGAGCAAGTAGGCTTGAAGATCAACATGGATACGCTCGACGAGATCGAGCAGATGTACACAGAAGAGCTAGAGACCCTAGAGGTACGGCTCAATGAGTTAGCGCGTGAAGCGATGGGAGACACGCCCATCAGCCTGACCAGCCCTGACGACCGGTCGATGCTCCTCTACTCTCGTAAGGTCAAGGACAAGAAGGACTGGTCGCGTACGTTCAACTTGGGCATGGAGCAGCGCGGCGCAACGATGAAGCCGAAGCAGCGTACCCGCTTTTCTCAGCGGGAGTTCAATCAGACCGTGCGCCGCATGACGGACATCGTGTACAAGACACGTGCCGAGACGTGTCCTGCGTGTAAAGGTCACGGACGCACCCGTGTCGTAAAGAAAGATGGTACGCTTGGTAAAGCTGTACGTGTGTGTCGCAAGTGCGATGGCAAAGGCGTACTCTACATGCCAACAGGTGAGGTTGCCGGGTTCAAGATGTCACCGCGCGACTCGTACGACGTGGCCTCTGCTGGCTTTCGTACGGACAAGGACACACTCGACATACGTTCGTCAGAATTGTCAGGTGACGCACACGAGTTCGTAAACGGATACGTCCGATTCAACGCCCTGCGTACGTACCTCAATACTTTTGTGGAAGGTATCAAAAACAATGTGGACGGACAGAGTTTTATCCATCCGGAATTCATGCAGTGTGTTACGGCGACGGGTAGGCTTTCGTCTCGCAATCCGAATTTCCAAAACATGCCACGCGGTTCGACATTCGCAATACGTAAGGTCGTCGAAAGTCGCTTCAGTGGCGGTTACATTCTTGAAGGGGACTACTCGCAGCTAGAATTTCGTGTGGCCGGGTTCCTTGCAAAGGACGAACAAGCGTACACCGACGTGAAAAATTCTGTCGATGTTCACAACTACACAGCGTCCGTTATCGGCTGCACACGACAAGAGGCGAAGGCACACACCTTCAAGCCCCTCTATGGGGGCACAACCGGCACAGAGGCCCAACAACGCTACTACAGAGCCTTCAAGCAGAAGTATAGGGGGGTAACCCAGTGGCACGACGACCTTCAGCGTATGGCCGTTGAACGGCGAGTAATCACACTTCCGTCCGGACGCGAGTATGCTTTCCCTGATGCCCGCTGGACGAAGTATGGCACGGCGACACATCGCACATCGATCTGTAATTACCCTGTGCAAGGGTTTGCCACAGCCGACCTCTTGCCTATCGCTCTCGTCGCATTAGAGAAGGTGGTGCGAGACTCCGGAGTACGCAGCGTGATCTGCAATACCGTACACGACTCTATTGTCATGGACGTACATCCGGACGAAAAAGATATTTGCATAGAGATGATGAAGCACGCTATGTTAAGTTTACCCTTTGAAACTGTTCGACGTTATGGTGTCACGTACGACATGCCTGTCGGAATAGAGATCAAAGCAGGTAAAAATTGGCTTGACTTACACGAAGTAGAACTGTAAGATGGCCGTTACCGACTATCCAATCGTAAAGGAGTAAAGGATATGGATGGGACACAAATCCAAGAAATGTACAGCGAGATGGACGCTCTCGTTGCTGCGTTGCAGAACGACAACACCGAAGAGCTTAAAAAGCTCACCGGTCAAGGAGAAGGCGGTGGTGACCGGCTCGGACTACCGCGTCTCGGTATCAACTACGATCAAGAGACTGAAGATGGCAATCCGCTCACGCGGGGCCACTGGAAGATCATGGTGGACGGTGAGTTCTTATACGCACCAGAAGTCAAGATTCAAAGCCTGATGCGTATGTTTGAGTATTCTATGTGGGATGCTGAAGCTAACGAAGGACGTGGTGGCTTCTCTTGTAAGTCCGTGCAAAAGCCGTCCTTTGGTGGTACGTTTCCTGACACAGAGGGGGGCAACAAGTGTGGTCGTCTCACTCGTGAAGAGGAAGAAAAGCTCAGTGATCAAGACCCAGCTTATCTCAAGAGTCGTGCTGTGATTTGCAATCAAGTTATCTATGGCACGATTAGCGGTACGTTCAAGACCGGTGCTGGCAAAGAGGTGAAGGTTGATAAGAAGCCTATGATCGCTTACTTCAAGAAGTCTGGCTTCAAGCCGATTTCTGATTTCATTAGCGGTCTCGGTCGTCAGGATAAGGTGATGGCGCACTGCGAAATCACTCTTCGTACCCACAAGAACAAGAAGGGTAGCGTGACGTACTGGACTCCGGTGCCTACCCTGTCCGGGACTGTGGGCTTGAGTCAAGATGACAAACATCTTGTCGTGAAGTTCGATCAAACAATTCGCGCACACAATGATTCTGTATTGCGTGAGTTCAAAGAGGCGCAGAAGCTCCTGCTGTCGGAAGATGATTCCGACTTGGCATCGGACTTCGCGAATGCTTCTTAGCATACAAGACTATATGAGTCGGGCGATTCGGGGGGACACACAAGTCTCTCCGGAGAACCTCGAATTATTTGTTAAAGAATCTCGTGAGGCCATCGAAAAACAATTCGGTGGCCGCAAACGTGACTACCGTATTCGTATGTCCGGCTTGGGAAAGCCCCTATGTCAGCAGGTCTTAGACAAGCACGGCGTCGAGGAGTCGATGCAATACAATAGCATCGCACGTTTTGCGTTCGGTGACTTGACTGAGGCGTTGCTCATGCTCGTCATGCGCGAGGCCGGTATCGACATCGTGGACTTCCAAAAAGAAGTTGCTCTAGAAATTGAGGGCGTTGTCGTAAAAGGCACACTCGACGTTATCATACGTGGCGACGATGGCAAGGAGCGCGTCTGGGACATCAAGTCCGCAAGCGACTGGGCGTATAAGCACAAGTTTACCGGCTCCGGTGGTTACGAACATATTAAGGATGATGACCCATTTGGGTACGTTATGCAGGGGCACTTGTACGGTGCCGCCACGGGCTTAGACTTCGGTGGCTGGATTGTCATCAATAAGTCGAGCGGCGAGGTTGCTATTGTCGAGGCGTATGACTGGACAGGTGATGATCGTGTGGCGTACATGCTCGAAGCTGCTAATCGTGTTCACTTTCTTTCTGACCCTGACGTGAAACCGTTCAAACCATACTCGGATGAGTTCGAAACGTACAAGCGAAAGGGCGAGGTACTCCGCACCGGCAACAAAGTCTTGCCAAAAGAGTGTGGCCTCTGCGGCTTTCGTGGTCACTGTTGGCCTGACGCTATCTTGCACGAACGGGTAACGTCACAAGCCAAGTCTCCTCCGAAGGTATGGTACACACGGCTCAAGACAAAGGAGCTATGATGTGCCCTACGTTTTTATTCGAGATTACGACTTAGAACTCGTAGAACTCAACAAAGACATGCACCATGTTTACGTCGAATCACACGGGGGTGTGGGCGGCGAACGCAAAACTGTTTTCTTGCGGCAACACGAACGTGGCTTGCCTCTTACATTGCGTAACAATTTCAGTGACTTAGGTGCGCTATCCTCCGAGACGGAGAAGCGTGACATCACAACTGTCGAGGCAGAGATCGGGAAGATCAGTCGCCTCGCAAACTCCGGAGCTAATGTATGCGTCCCACTGACTCGCTTGACAAACGAATTCTCGCTTTTGGAACGTCTGTCCCCAAGACTGGCAGGATATCTGCTAAAAAGGCTAGCGTCCGTCGGAATGCGTCTATGAAGCAAAGCTCGGCCATGAAGGCCGGATTCCGTTCGACATTCGAGTTGAACTTGGCACGTGCCCTTTCTGAGAAGGGTGTACCTTACGAATACGAAACAACAAAGCTGACGTACGTACCCAAGCCGCGTACGTACACGCCAGACTTCTACATCCCAGAGACGAACATCTATGTCGAAGCGAAGGGGCACCTCGACAAGAGTGACCGAATAAAGATGCTGCTCATCAAAGAGCAGTATCCCGATCTCGACATACGCTTTGTATTCCTACGAGCGAACAACAAGATTTACAAAGGCTCGAAGACCACCTACGCTGGCTGGGCTACCAAGCACAAGTTCGAGTGGGCAGAGGGTTCGATCCCAGAGGAGTGGTGCAAGAATGGACGATAGAGAGATGGAAGGAATGCTAGAGAAGGCGAGCCTGCTGCCCGAGCGGTGGTACCTCGTCTTTCGGCAAGGCAACGACGACGATCACGTTATGATGACGGCGTACGATACCTCTACAGAGGACGGGGATGACGAATATATTCCGGCGGGTGCGGTCATCCTTTCCGGACTCGTCGAACTCATGGAGACAGATTTTGAGCGTGTGATGTCCGCAGGTCTCGCTCGTCTACGATTCGAAGCTACGCAAGAGGCTATGATTGTAGAGACTGACAACGGACCGGATGTGAAGCACGATCCGGAAACAAACATCGTCAAGGTTAGATTCGGGAAGACACAGTAGATGAGACATGAAGAGTATATGAAGAAGCGTATGGAACAAGAAAGCATGGCAAGTATGCAAGGCGCAGCGAATGCGAACTGGCTGGCGGACATGGTCAATAACCCGCCGCACTACAATCAGGCAGGGGTTGAGTGCATCGAAGCTATACGCGCTGCCACAGACGAAGGTTATCAATATTACCTGCAAGGAAACATCATCAAGTACCTATGGCGCTATCGTTACAAAAACGGCGTCCAAGACCTAGAAAAGGCGAAGTGGTACTTGGAAAAACTTATTGAGGAGATTACAGATGAATAATATGTTGCCCACACCCTATCAGCAGTTCATCCACAAGTCCCGCTATGCACGCTGGCTCGACGACGAACAACGCCGAGAGAATTGGGATGAGACTGTAGAACGCTATTTGCAGTTCATGGTCGATCACGTCAAGGAGAAGCACAACTTTGACATAGAACATCTGTGTCCCGGTGATGTGGGCAAGCTACGTCAGGCGATACTCAGTCAGGATATCATGCCGTCTATGCGTGCCATGATGACCGCTGGTCCCGCTCTTGCACGGGATAACATCTGCGGGTATAACTGTAGCTACATTCCCGTTGATAGCCCTCGTGCGTTTGACGAGTGCATGTACATATTGATGTGCGGCACAGGCGTGGGCTTTTCTGTTGAGCGCGAGAACGTAGACAAGCTGCCGATAATCAGTGATGGGATGCAGCCTACAGACACGGTGATCAGAGTTGGCGACTCCAAGCCCGGATGGGCTAAAGCGCTGCGTGAAATGATTGCACTGCTGTATGCGGGACACATTCCGAAGTGGGACTTGTCTGCCATACGCCCGTCTGGTGCGCGTCTAAAGACTATGGGCGGTCGTGCTTCTGGTCCGGGTCCGCTCGAAGATTTGTTTAACTTTGCTGTGCAACTATTTGTAAAGGCACAGGGTCGTCGTTTGTTTCCTATCGAGTGTCACGATCTAATGTGCAAGGTGGGTGAGGTCGTCGTGGTAGGCGGCGTACGTCGCTCCGCCCTGATTAGTCTGTCGAACCTCAACGACGATCAGATGGCACACGCCAAGTCTGGTGCGTGGTGGGAGAACGAGGGACAGCGTGCGCTGGCTAACAACTCTGTTGCTTACAAGGGCAAACCCGAGATGGGCACGTTCATGCGTGAGTGGCTCTCTCTGTATGACTCCAAGTCTGGAGAGCGTGGCATCTTCAATCGTGACGCTGCCGACAAGCAAGTCGCTCGTAATGAACGTCGCGAGACAGGGCACATGTGGGGAACAAACCCGTGCAGCGAAATCATCCTGCGTCCCTATCAATTTTGCAACCTGTCAGAGGTGGTTGTCCGTGACTACGACACACTAGAAGACCTGAAAGAAAAGGTCCATCTTGCGACTATCTTGGGCACGCTGCAGTCCACCCTCACTGACTTCAAGTATTTGAGGAAGATATGGAAGACCAACACAGAAGAAGAACGATTGTTGGGCGTATCCTTGACTGGTATCATGGATCATCACGTCTTATCAAAGACCGTCGATTCCGCTCGCTGGCTCGAAGAGATGAAGCGCGTGGCCGTAGACACAAACTGGGACTTGGCGACGAACGGGCTTGGTATTCCACAGTCGGCTGCCATCACCTGTGTAAAACCGTCGGGTACTGTATCGCAACTGGTGGACGCTGCAAGCGGCATTCACGCTAGACACAGTAAGTATTACATACGCACAGTTCGCGGAGACAACAAAGACCCGCTAACACAGTTCTTGAAGGAACAGGGTGTGTACAACGAGCCGGATGTGATGAAGCCAGACAACACAACTGTGTTCTCCTTTGCAATGGAGTCGCCTGACGGTGCGGTCACTCGCAATGATATGACAGCCATCGAACAGCTAGAGCTTTGGAAAACGTACGCTGTTCACTGGTGCGAACACAAGCCGTCTGTGACCATTACGGTCAAAGAGGACGAGTGGATGGACGTGGGCGCGTGGGTGTACGAGAACTTCGACGTGGCGTCGGGCGTGTCGTTCCTGCCGCACAGCGATCACACCTATCAGCAGGCACCCTATCAGGATATCGAACGCGAAGATTATCTGGAGTGGCAACGAGCGTATGGCTACCTCAATATCGACTGGAAGGCGTTGTCCGAATACGAACGGGAAGACAACACGTCTGGCTCACGTGAGTTAGCGTGTACGGCTGGCGTGTGTGAAGTGGTGGACTTGAATGCCGCCTAAGAAGGAAACACGTCCAGTGTGGAAACAGGGGAAGGGGTGGATTCAGTACGATCCGCCCCGGAACCATCCGTGCTACGAAGAGTGGAGAAAGATCGTTGATCGAAGTAAAGATAACGCCTGAGTTAATCGAACGTGCAAAAAAGAAAACTGCCCATGTAGGCGTTCTACAGGGCAGCATCACGGGCAGTGCTAGTCATGTGGTGGGTGCTATAGGCGAACTCATCGTAGCCGACCTCACGGGGGCTACAGAGGCGAATACACACGATTACGATTTAATCCTAGACGGCAAACGTATCGACGTGAAGACCAAGCGGTGCAACACTCGTCCGTTTCCCCACTACGACTGCTCAGTAGCCGCACACGGATCAAAGCAAAACTGCGACTCGTATGTTTTCGTACGTATTTTAATCGGAGGCCAAGCGTACGGTAGTCATGCGTGGGTCTTGGGAGAAATAGATAAGCGTGACTTCTATAAAAATGCCACGCACCACCGCCGGGGGGATGTTGATCCGGGTAACGGATTTGTGTTCAAGGCGGATTGCTACAACCTTGCAATCAGCGAGTTACAAGACATTGAAACCCAAAGCACAACTGTTCAAGCTCGAAGCTAACTTACTCACTAATGGCAACGTCGAGTTACTCTACGACTCCGTACGTCCGGAAGATTTTGAGCGTACAATGAATGAAGGGATGCCGGAGTACGAGGGTTCGCACTCGGTAGCATCCCTTCTTCGTTATCTTCGTACCGTAGCCGACGAGGCTATGCAGAGGTCTTCTTCTTACCTTTAGTAGCTCCCGCGATACGATCTGCGGCTGTCGGCTTCGGATTATTGTCGATACCGGCTTTGACACTGAGCATACCAAATTCAGAGGCTTTACCGCCTTTCGCCATCATACCCATGCCCATAGGCTTGGGCTGTTGCATCATCTGATTTTGCATCTGATTCTGCTGGCTTTGCTTCGCTGACATCATGCCACCCCCGTAAGCCTTCTTGCGGGGTTTTTTCATGGCAGTGCCACCGTACATCATCGGCTTGCGCTTGGCTGCACCACCATACATCATGGCCTTGCGCGGGCCGTTGTTGTACATTTTCATCTTAGTTCCCCTGTTGTGGTTCTTGTTCGTCGCCACCAAAGTCGAATAGGTCTATGCCTTCGCTAACAGTTGTCGCAGCAACGACTCCTGCCTCTACGAAATTTTCACCCATATTAGTGACGAGTTCTTCAAAGTTCAATCCGAGATATGCAGCTTCCGAAATGAGAAACGTCGTAACCTGCGTAGAAAAAGTATCGAGTTCTTTTTTTGTCATGTCTTTCGGAAACTCGATAAATCTGTGCATCAATTCTGCGGCGTTCTCATCAACAGCAGCGAGTTTCATCATGTCGATGCCCGCTTGTGACGCCACAGCAACAGCGATTTCAGCGGCTACGTACTGAGGCGAAACCATACCACGACGTATGTTAAACGCTCGGGAGATGAGGCTGTTGACTCCGAACGGCTTGACAATCCCCTCTAAGCGAGGATCAAAATCGAGCGAAGTGTTCTTCATATTCATATACTGTGCAATATCTTTGATGTATTGCGCGTGATCATCGTCGAGTATTTCGGCTATATTATTGTAGGCTTTCTCGTTGTCTAAGAGCTTGAGAAGCTCACCGGGCTTCGTGTAGGTCAATCCTACTGACTCATTTCCAAAGAAACTATAGACAACATTTCCGGGTTGAGCCTGAAGTCCCCCCACTTCTTGTAGTGCATCTATGAGTAATTTCTTTATTCCGAGATCGATTACCTCGTCGATTTCAAACTCCACACCGTCGATGTCAACCGTGGTTTTATCTGGATTGTTCCCGGAAAGAGCCACCCTAGCCTTTTCTTTTAAGGCAGCTATACCCTTCGTTGTTCCGTTTATCAAGTAGGTTGTTGCGAAGTCTGACCCACTCTTAACTTTCGATCCACGAAGAAGCTGCCTCATACCTCTATCAGCAGCCTTGTCCCGCTTCTTGACGCTCTCTACTTGAGAGTCCACTTTCTTGGCGAAGTTCTGGAGATGTCCAACCGCTTCATCACGATACTTTTCGTTTGTTGTGATGAGTCGTTCGATAGACCTCTCCTCACTGACAATGCCTTCTAGGTCGAATATTTTTACTTCGTAGTCCCGCCCCTTCGGGTTCTTGATCATTACAGTTGCTGCTTCTTCTACGAACGCCACGTTGTCCATATCCATAAATTCTAGGTAGTATCCGCCCGTTTCTTGCATCCGTTTAATTTCGTTTTGCACGGTTCGTGCCTCTTCAGACACGGCACCGACACGGAAGGGGGTAGTGTCGTCGAGTTTCTTAACAACGTCTGCTGCCCACACATCGTAGAAGAGTTCTTCCATCGAGCGTTTAAACGCAAAGAGACGCTTCATACTGTCTTCATCTCCGGCGTCAAAGAAGATGTTGCCGTCTACATCCCTATCACCGATTTCTGCGATGAGTTGGTGCATCATGCTCTGTAACTCACCCCGCTGAACGTCACTCGCACCGGGTTTTAGGGCTGCTTGAAATCTCTTGACTAAGGGATTGAGAAACGTAATCGGATCAGCATTTGCCTTGTAGCCGTAGCTAAATAGTTCACCGAAGAGACTAACCTCCTCATCAAACGCTTTTTCACGCTGCGCCTTAGTTCCGAACTGTCCGCTTATCTGTGCGCGACGTACCTTGTTGACAGGTCCGTCGTGACGATAGAATCTATCAAACCACAGAGTCTTGTAAGTGTCAGCAGCCGCTTGCCACTTGTTAGCAAACTCCGGATGCTGTTTCGCTACAATTTCTGCTGCTCTATCGGCAAAACCGTGATAGAGCCGTGCGAGTTGTGGATTCTTGTTTGCAATGGCGTAGTCGTGGAAGGCGGACACAACGAGCATAACCTCTTGTGGTGTCGCTTTAAACGCCTTAAACTCGCCGCGTGACAACTTGAATCCGATCACGTCCATCAGGGTAGCATTTTCAGAAATGAAGTGTTCGCGTATGTTTCCGTTTTCGTCAGTCTTTGTACGGTGATGGGAAAGAAGATTCTTTAGGTCTTCCTCTGTGAAACGATCCATCGTGCGACGGGCCATATTCTCGAATACTTCACGAACACGTGATCCGAATTTACCCCTGAATACTTCCGACTCTTCAGAAAAGAAGTCGCGAATCTGTGCCGATGAAACTGGCTTACCAAACTCGGCGTCACCCATGAAGGAGAACATTTCAGTAATCATGTCGGCTACATCGACAGTCTTACCTTCTTGTGCAAACTCCTCATCGAGTGAAATAAATCCTACACGAGCCTGATCTTGTGCGTTGTCGAGGTGATTTAACAGGGTAACTTCAGCCGTGCGCGCCCGCTCCAAGAGATCATCACGTGTGCCGCGAGATTGACGAAGAGCATCTGCTCGTGCGACGAGAGCTTCGTTTACGTTGGCACGGGCACGGTTGTAGTACGAACCTCTGTCTAAATTTTCTTTGATACCCTGTTGTACGTCAAACCCTACGTCGATTAGTCTATCGATGACTTGTCCGTTGATGGGTATAGACGGATCACTAACTCCGAGTGTGACGATCTCTTCGATTCGATCACCGAGTATAGCAGCACTTCTATCCGCATCTGCCCCAGCGAGGTCTACAGCCTTTTGCATCGTATCGATGTAGTTTTCAATGTACTCTGCATCGTCCGGATCAAAGATGTTTTCTTTGAGCATACGCTTGAGATTTTGAATGCCGAAGTTCGCCTGTGTGATGTTTTTATTCATCATCTCGGCGGCGGCTGCAGCTTCTTTTACCGACTTCTCACTCGACAGAGATACGACACTAACCTTACTGAGGGCTAAGGCTTGTGCAGAACGCATCCATCCCAAGTTCGACATCGTAGCAAAGGATTCCTGAAATACTTTGAGTGCTTTGCCTTGCTTCTCTACGGGCATAGCACCGACAATTCTTTTCTGGAGTTTCTTGTACGTTTCGATACTATTGAGTACCATGCCCCTCGACTCATCGTCTAGGACACTAGCTAACTTTTTGACGTACTGAAGACTACGGTATTCTTTGTACGAAAGGCGACTACCTCGCTCTGATTCTAGACGTTTTATATACGTGCGGAGGTCTGCATCAGTCAACGTACCAGTGAAGAGGTTAGGATTGTCTAGTATAAAATCCGCACCTACGTTTAGGAAACTCTCCATTCTTGCAGCAGAAGCGCCTACGATATCTCCGGCAAACTTATAGTTTATATACGCTCCCAAGCGGCCTAATCCGCCTAAGCCTATGATAGAATTCGGACCCGCTACAAAGTATGCAAGTGCGCCCATCCCCTCTGCAGCGATGCGATCCCCACCACCTAAAAATCCTGTGAGGTATTCTCCCGACATGTACTGGACAGTCGAGAGAGGTAAGGCCGTTGTGATTGTCGATCTTAAAACCGGACGACCGTGCATCTGCAGCTTTGACAAGAACAGTTGATTTTGAAGTAAAGCCTGTCTCCTGTCCAAGTCTTGAATGTCTGCCTTGAGAGCTGCTGGAAGGATCGATGATCCACCCTTGAGATTGTGTTTCTTTAAAAGGTCGGCTTTATCTTTTTCTACTTTTGCGATTTCATCTACGATTCGACGGCTACCTGCATCTGCCGCATCGAAATCGAGAGCCTCTGAAACCAACTTGAAATTAAACTTTCCGAGCTTGTTGTCAGCTTGGAGATATGCAATCTTTTCCCCGGTAGACATACTCGCCAGAATTCCTGCGAGTTCTTCATCCCCCTTTGTCAACTCATCGATACGGGCGTTGACCTTTTCGAGTTCTTTTTTAGATTTTGTGACACGCCCCTTCAACAGCGGAGCCATGATCGTTACCGTATCTATTGTAGCTGCGAACCACTGCTTAGAATCCGAAAGGGTATTGTACGATTCTGTAGCGATGAGTGCGGCTTGATCTTGAGATACAAACTCTCGGGGGTTTTTAGAACGTAGGGGTGCGCCGGTTGAGTCAGTTAAAGGAGTCAGAGTATCCGGATTGAGTAGCTGGGGATAGAGTATTTCTCTCGCACGTTCTGGATCGTCAGCAAACCTGCGTTCGACACGCTCTACGATAATATCGTTCATGTTTTCGTGGAGCAGTTGAACGCCCATCGGATCGAGGATCAGTTGTCGATAGCTTTCACGTAACGTCTCCCCGATAGGACGCCACTCATTCCACACCTCATCTAAGTCTTTGTCTCGAACGGTGTCGGGCAAAAACGTGTTACCTATATTGTACAGACCTGTCTCGACTGCTGTTGCAATAGCCATCGGCACAATGTCGAGGACCATGTCCCCTGCAAAAAACGCCGCGCCTGTAAACATCTGCTCGTCGAATTTTGTTATGAGCAAGCTGCCAAGTTCATTCGTGGTGATCCCGCCGAGAAGCTCCTCCTCGATGACGCCAATGTCTCGGGGGTCCATGCCTTCGACATTCAATCGACCGCGTATAGACCTCATCACCGCACTTTCGTACCCGTGTTGGGTACGTTGTGCATCAATCTGTGCAGTGTCACCCTCTGCAGCTTGCTCCATAGCCGCTGCGGTGGGTACGAATTGGCCTGTACCAAAAGCTGTCAAGCTAGTCTTAGGCTTGGTGATGTTGTAGTTAGCGAGAAGACCTTCTAGCTGCTTTTGTGCGCGTTGTGACTGCATGTTGTTAGGGTCACGCGCTGTTTTCAACATTCGTGCGAGAGTTTCGTTACTTACCCCCGCAACAGAAGGAGCGTTGCCCGTCTCGATGAGTCGAGCAAACGTATTAAAGTCTATATCCCCCCGCTGTGTTTCGAGGCTTTCTGTCATGCCCTCGCCGAGAGTTTCACCCGGTGCGTACTGGACATCTGCTCCTGTGCGAGAATCGACAGGCACGTCGAGGATACCGGCACGACCTAGAGCCTGTCCGGGGGCTTTGAGAAGCTCTCTTGCCGTGCCAGAACCGGGTACGCTAGGCGGTATAGTTGTCGCCTCTTCGATAGCGGCGGTTCCCTCACGAATAGCCTTCACGGTTTCTTGCCCGGACGTATCTACAATCTCCACAGGTTTATCCGGCTTGGGTAGCACAGGCTGGAGAATCGTATCTTTTTCTGCGTTTTCGACCGCAACTGCCATCAGATGTTTTTCCCTGTATTTGGAAGATATATTGTAGGCATTTCAGGCATCAAGTCACCCCTGTTTAACATGTCGATAATTTCGTTATCTGTCACGGGCATATGGTCATTATCTATCCATTCGCCGTTGCCCTGCGGGAGATATTTCTTTCCGCCGTACATTACGCTTCCACCAAATTCGTCGTCCATAAACACAGGAGTTGATGCCTTTTCCATATCCCGCTGTAGCGAACCGGCACCCACATATCCTGCGGCCTTGCTCAACTCGTTGAGAGCGTGTGCGCCGTGAATACGGAGTTTGTCCACGTACGTGGCTTCAGAGGTAGACCCGGCAAACGGAGCTATAAGGCTATACCTATCTTTCTGGAATTCGAATTCTCTGATGGCAACTTGAATTTTTACTTGCATAGCTGCGGGTGTGTCTAGGTTGCCCGAAAGTCTTTGGAGCATCTGATCAACGTCTTGGTTCGACAAGCGACCCGACGGATCAGCGGCACGAGCCATAGCAAAGGCGAGAGAGATACGCAGAGATTCGAACTCTGCATACATGTTGCCCATTTCTTGCATCGTCATGCCGCCGTCTGTTCCGTTCCTCACGCGACGTGCGTGAGCGGCTTCACCGTTCTCACGTGCCTGTTGAATTTTTGCGTCGAGACCCGACAAATACGAGGTAGTCATAAAGTCTTGTTCGAGTCTTGCTCGCTCTACGTAACCCTCTTCGTAAGCTGCGGCGAATGCAGCTTGATCAGTTTCGTTATCGATAACGACAGTATTTTTATAATTACTCACGACCACATCAGAGGTGAGGCTTGTATATACGTTCGCTGAAGCGTCTCGCTCGGAGCCGATAAAGAATCCGAAAATATCTCTTACCGTAGCCAAGCCTTTTGCAAACTTGTACACAACAGGGGCCGTCTCAAAAGACTGTGATACATCGAGAAGTTTTCCGAGTCCGATTTGGTCGCTGAGAACCTTGTCCATCGCCTCCTGAATCTTGACAATTTCTTGCATGTCTTTGCCGGTTGCTTCGAGACCAAAGTTCACTTTGGCTGCGTAGAGTTCTGCGGTGAAGAACGGCTCGTCAGACGGTCGGGTTCCCGGTATCTCGCCCCTATCTCCTACACGCGTTTTCTTTCTGAAAAGCTGTGGCTTGTGGAACATGCCCAAGATGAGCGCCATCTCTTGTACGCTGTCAGTTTTTGACCGCAAACTTTTTAAAACGTCCTCCGAACGTACCTCATCCATTGCTAGGGTAGCCATCGTCGTAGCATCAAAAAAGTCTGTATTTATGTCGTTTTCAACAGCCCATTCCATAGCGGTGTTAAACAGATTTAGTCGTCTATTTTGGGGTATGATTTTAGCGTATCTATAGTATCTTTTATTGAAGGCGACGGTGTCTTCCCGTTTAATGCCGAATGCTTCGTAGAGGGCGTTCATCACAGCTTGTTCAGCAGGGTTTTCTGCTTTAGGAATGACATTCACGATCATACCTTCGCCCGTGTCGTCTTCATTCGGCACTGCCGATTCCGCGCCGTCAATTTTTTTTGTGAGTCTAGTTCCGATAATATTCTCAGCGAGACCGAACTTTTCCGATAGAGACTGTGATAGTTGCACCACGTATCCGAATTTACCGAGATCAGGAAGTCCTGCACCTTGAGGTCGATCTCCAAATAATTCCGTAGCAAACACGCTGCCGTTGAGTTGTGCTAGTTGTTTTAGTTCATCTTTTACTTCGTCCGGTAATGCGTTAAACTTGTCCATGTCTTGTTGAAGTGCGACATTTAAACTTGTTATGTTCGCAGCGGCAGTAGCCAAGCTCGTCGGAGCTTTGACTGCAGTCGGAAACTGGTAATACGTCTTACCCTTGTAAGATATGACAGAGTCAGGATCGTACTCGTATTCGTCATCAGGCTTCGCCGTAGTTTCAAGCTGTCCGAGTAAGCCCGTTACATCTTCCTCTGTGATAACATCCGCGCCTCGTGTGCCGAACAAGTCGATCCCACCCTGCGCGTCGAGGTTCTGATATCCCCGCTGCACATAGTCCTGTATGACGCCGATATTTTTATTGTTGAAGTCGTCGCCCACACCTGCCGTAATCAGCGCGGTGCTGAGTGCGTCTAAGCGCTCTCGCTCACTCTGACGACGTTCCATCTCACGTCCTATGTTTTGCGTGAAGCCCTGTACGAGTCCTGATGCAAGTGCGAAGCCGATACCCATCGTTTACGATTCCTTCTTCTTCTTCGTTTTCTTTTTGGTGTTTTTCATCGTCATAAAGTTTTCTTCGGCAGGAGGTTGTGGCGTTTGCCCCCTGCGGATACCTTCATTGATAGACTCGCTCACGTAAGCAAACATAGCCGGGTTGTTTTCTTTCATCATTGCAAAGAATGTGGCATCATCCATCTCGTCTTCGGTGAGAGCGTCGTTGTTTTCGAAGAGCCGATAGGGTATGTTCGCCTCTTCTGCCATGTTTGCAATGAAGATACCGAGCGGTCCCTTGATGAGCAAGCCTACGTCCGGAGAGAACCCACCCTCTTGGAAGGCTTGAAAAACGTACCCCTCGACGAGTGCCTCTACAGACGCACCGATCAGGAGTAGCTTTAACATTTCTTCGCGGACGTGCGGTACTTTGAGAGAATCTACGGCTCGACGTAGCACCTCTTCAGGGTTGACTTGTTCTTGCGGTTTACCCCACGGCCAACGCTCGTTGTCAGACGTGAGGCCGTAGCCCGGAGGAGCCATAGCAAACGGGTCTTTAGCTTCAATAGAGCCACGAGGAGGAAGGATTTCTTCAGCCATTATGCACTCGCTGTTTTTACGTTTATGTCACCCGGAGCATCGAGGACTAGCTTCGGGTCACGTCTCGGTCGAACGAGAAGAGGAGAAGCGTACTTCTGAGCGTAGTCACGGAACTGAGGATTAGTCGCATTAGCCTTCATGTTAGCCACTGCTGTCTGAACATCTACATTAGATTCTAACAAACGCTGTGCGGCTGCGATACGACCTGCCTGACCTGAACCCCGAGAACCTAAGTCTATCTGTCCGAGAGAACGCGCTCTTGCTTCGGGGGGCATAGTAAATGGTGTGATGGCACCTTCTTTCATCTTTTTAGCTCCGGTAGCCATTAGAAACGAGTCGGCAAGGGATTTGCCCTGCCCACCACTCGCCTGTGATGATGCGGCTGGGCCACCGCCCGTTGCCGTAGCCAAGAGAAAAGGAGCTATCGCTGCTGCAAAATTTGTGAGAGACATATTATCAAGTTCCTCTGTTTGCGTACCACAAAGCTAGCCAGTTGCCGATACCGGCAGCTAACTGATCTTTTTGTTGCTGGCTATACAGAGACTTGGTGTTCGCAAACTCCATAGCCATTATACCGACCTCGTGCTGTCTTTGCAAGTACGATTCGTTTTTCTGGAAGTTCCACGCGGCGTTGTCGCGGTATTTTTGCCACAGGTTGTTGAGGGCATTTTGACTCGCGGTAAACTGATTCTGTACGTTTATGCGGTTCGTTTCGTTTTGTACGGCAGTATCCGCAGTGTTGACTTGTCTGCGCCACTGTACGTTTGACTGATCGATGGCGTACTGCATATTTGCGTTGAACTTTTCGCGATTGTCACGCATCGCAGAGTTGAATTGTGATTGGGCGTTGATCTCACCTGCGTTAAACTGATCGACAGCAGCCGTGCGGTTAGCGTTCGCCGTCTCAACCTGCGATCCGAGTTCAGCAAAAAACTCTTCAACCTGTAACTCATTCTTTGCGTTAAACTGTTGGCGTGCGTTTTCTTCAGCAGAGTCTTTAAAGATTGCTTGTGTAAGAGCGTTGTACGAAAGTGTGTTTGCCTGCTGTTTTGCATCGAGGTTTTTAGTTTCGGTGGCGAGGAGAAGTTGTGCATTTGTTACGGCACTCTGTAGTCGAGCGGACAGGTTTGCCTTGTCCATAGCGGCAATCTGAGCAGCGTTAGCGAGAGCAGTTTGCTGTTGATTATTGAGATTTTGTAGTTGGATCGTGGCATATTTTTGCGCGTCTTGTGCAGCAATAACAACGCCTGACTCCATGACAGCCTGTGTTATAGCCGCTGCAGCCATAGACGATGCACCCAAGCCACGAGCTTGCATGATACCCGCTACTTTACGCACTGCAGGAGCGGCGAAGGCGGGCATAGGCTTACCCTCTTCGATGCTACTCAGAAGCTCACCGAGTTGATACTGAACAGTAGCACGTTGATCGAGTTCTTGAGTGGCAGCAGTCGCTACTGCGCCCGGAGAGAGTGTACCCTCAACGCCTGTCATATCAACTTGAGGTGCTGCTGCAATTTGTTCGGCCTGTAGTCCCGTGACTTGAGGCGTAATCTGTTGAATAGGACCGATTTGCCCTAAGTCAGCCGGAGCAGCAGGGGCCGCGACTTCAATACCAGTGGTAGGAGCAATGGCGGTCGGGGCTACGACTTGTCCGGAAAGCTGTGCCCCTGTCGTTGTCTGTATCTCTCCTGTTTGCACCGTCGGACGTACCACATCGACTCGGGGTAACCCCGCTTGTTGTCCGGCAGCAATAGTGCCGATCTCGGTCATCAGGTCTGCGTCGGTGGATATCTTGTCTTGTTGAGCCATCTTTACCTAATTCCCATAAATACGGAGACGACCATAGCTACAACTAAAATCGTACTCCCCATGATCATCGCCTCTAGTCGCCACATACGCTTGTCCAAGCTGTCGAGTTTGCCATGCACCAACTCTCGGAACATGGCACACTCTTTCTCGTGCGCTTCTAGCTGCAACTGTGTTTTAGTTTCCTGTTCCAAGCGAGGCTCCTGTACCAGCTTCATTAGTCGATTGCACTCGGCCAGTCGCTAATAGGCGGATTGCCTGTGGGGTTACCATTGCTATCGACTGGCGTGTCGAATAGTGCTACAAACGCAGCGATATCACTAGCGCCATCTATTGCCGCTTCAATCTGACCGCTCTTGGTACGCACCGCTGCACGATAGGTAGTTACACTGCTAGGGATCGTAGTCGTGCTATCCTCTGCCTTGCGTATGACATACCAGTCAGTAGCCGCCAACAAGCTGCCAGCCGTTTCCTTCACACTGTTTTTCCAGACTGTACGCAGTCCTTCGATGACAACTTGATTGCCATCTTCATCTAAGACGTTGTTGCCGTCTGCATCCGTAGCATTGACATCTACAAGACTCTTGGCAATCAAGTTGCCGCTGCCGTCTCTTCCGTGATAGAAGCGATTGTCGTATGGCTGGGGATCAGCAACTTCTGTCATGCCAGCGGCTTTCTTCTCCGCATCCGACCAGTTCATCCAGTTCGATGGATGCTTTACACCGCTGCTGTCTGTCCACGATTTACCGGCCCTAATGGTGATGCCGTTGTACTGCCACATTTAGGTCTCCTATAATCTCGCGTTGGCGTATTTAAAAGGTTGGTCAGCAAACGCCAAATAAATATATGTGCTATTGTCGTTGTTAATCATGTTTTGTGTGGCTCGAACTTGAAACCCATTTGACACAAAGTCACCCGCGATGGATGAGTCGGTTGCCTCTGCATTTGATAGGTTAGGTAAAAGACGCGGTATGTTGCCATCATTGGTCGGCTGTCTCGCCCCATCAATCATGAACCAGTTTTCGGCAGCATCAGTTTTTTTAACGATCATCCAAGTTGGTCTGAAGCCCATGTACAAAAACGGTCCATTGCTAGAATTGCCAGTACCGGTGAAAGTGCCGATGGCACTGTACCCATCAACGCTGTGAAAGCAGTAAGCAATCATGCTGCCGTTCAATTCCCCATCAGTGCCTGTTGTAAAAACCGTTGATGTTGGGCTTGTGTCGTTAAATGAAGTCGAAGCAGTGATAAACGCATTATTACCATTAAGCCTTAATTTACCATTGTTGCCTGATGGTTCTACAAAAACAGACCAATTGTCGGTTGCGTCTCTTTCTTTTAGGATAATAAACTCAGGTGCTTTGTTTAATCCGTGCCCAATAGTTGCAACACTGCCAGTGCCAGAGTAAGACACAATGCTGAATCCGCTCTCAGGGCTGGCCGACACGCTGCTGGTGATGCTACCGTTAGAGTTACTTGACGCTGAACCGCCAGCAAGCCAGTTCCAAGCAACGTAAGTATCAGAACTGTCATTGACTGCGTCATCACCAGACGAACCAGATGTGACGGTAAATCCATCACTTACAAAGGCATTGATAAAACCGCCACCGTTAGAAGTAGATTCAGGATTGTCACCCTCTGTGAACAAAGTGGCAGGCGCTCCACGCACCCTGTCTGTCAAGAGATGACTTGTTGATAAATTTCTAGACTTGAGCCACACCCAGTCTGGGTCGAATCCTACGCCTGTAACACTACGTCCGTCACTACCGTCGCCGGTATAAAGCACCGTGTTGAAGTAGTCCGTAGGGTTTTCATTGTTGTTGGGATCGATACCGGGGTCTGGTAAGTCAACGGTTGCGAAGGCTGTATAACCGTCTGGTGGTGTCGTCCCCCAGTCACTAGGGTGATCTTTCAGTGTCAGGATGGCTGGTGTACCAGCATGAACACCACCCACACCTATCGTCAGTCGTTTATTTGCTGTAAAAGTGAAATGTGGATTTGTGCCGTTTGCAATGTCTGGCGTGCCGTTGACAGTCTGCACTGTACCATTCAGAGCGAAGAAGCCTTTGCCAGCATCAAAGTCTATATAAACACCAACTCGATCATTGACGCTGCGAAACTTACTGGGTGATCCCCCCTGATCTACGCCGTTGCTACTGATCTCAGCCGGAGCATCACTAGAACCGCCGCCATTGTAAGCCCCGACTAGGTTGCTATTTAGGGAACCACTGCCGAGAGCCGATATATCTACTTCAGGGGCGAGAACAAAAACAGCTTGACTGTCGGTGCTGTTGCCTGAATAAGTCCTGTCTAAATTTACTTCGCAGTAAGCCTGACCTGAGTCACGGAAGATCGTCAGTGGAACACCTGAGAATCCTTCACTCCCAGAGGTAAAGCTAATGGTTTTGTTGCCATCCGATAAGGTGGTAGTATGTTTAACATTCTTCAACAAACCGTTAAAAACTGCCCTATTGTTTGTCGGGCTGTCGGGCATCTGGTCAGTGCTTGCAAAATTGTTTGGCGTGAAATCATTACCGTTCCCGCTAGTGTCGTCGCCTAGCGCTGAGCTATCTTGAAACGACAGCCTGAAACCATTCGTGCCGTAGCTTCCTGTGTAGTCTTTCGGAACCCAGATATTTTCTTTTGTTTCGCCAAAGTTCGTTGGTGCGAGTGACGAACCATCGACATTGATAAACTCGCACATGTATCCGTCGTAATAACTTGTGGCCCAGCCTGCTCGTCCGATACGAACTTGAGCATTTACATTCCATAATAAATTAGTGTCTTGATCCGGAAAGGTATTACTATCAAATGTCATCAAATCGCCGTTGACATACAGCCGCACCCGATCAGACGCAGTGGATTGAGTAGTGTCAACGCGAAGGACGAAGTGATACCAAGCAGAAAGATCGCGTAAACGAGGGCCGCCCTCCATCTTGATCACAGTGCTGCCGCTATTCTTAGCTTCGATCTGGAATGTACCGCTGGCATTGATGTCCATATGAAAGCGATCATCTACGCTACTACCGCCTGCAAACAGATACTCGGCAGTGTCATCACGGCATCGTTTAAACCAAAAGCTGATGGTGAATGTTTTAGCGTTGCCGTTTGTAGAAAAATTTTTTTCTAGATACGCATTATCATCATCGTTAAACCGCAGAGACTGATCTAGCTCATAAGTGTAGAACGATTTAGCTCCGCTAAAATACTGTAGCGCACCTGCTCCGAATGGACCGGACATCGTTACTCCTTAACTAAACGCAAGCTGTGGATTGCCAAGTAAGATACGCCCACTAGCCGCTACCACATACGGCACGATATCTGTCGTGCTGGCTGCGCTAGACAACGTCAACCCTGCGCCACTTGCTGTTTCATAGTCAGTACCAAGTGATACAGTGCGACCACCAGTGCCGTCCTGAATGAACACTATGAAGCCAGACTGTCCCACCTGTTCTGTACTTGGGTTCGCTAGTGTAACATTACCAGTGAGTGTCAGCACAAAATTTTGATTTGCACCGAAGTCCAGAGTTACGCTGCCAGTGTTGCTCGTGTCGGTGTCGGTTGTGGCAAGGGCTGTACCTGTGACGGTAACACCGACTGACGTAGTTTCAATCTTCTTGCTGTTGTCGTGATACAGTTCAACTGCACCATCAACATTCATCACCGCCATTGTTTCGGATGTGTCTTTGAAGAAATTTATGCTTGCACCATTTGTCCGAACAAGCAATCTTCCTGTGCCACTATCTGCAACGTGACTGTCTGAACCATCATGGTAAATTTGTAAATCTGACCCCGCGCCCATCAAAATTTTAGCATCATCTGGGAACAGGATGTCATCTGAACCAGTCGGTACAGTGAAGACTGTAGCGTCTGCATCATTCTTTACGGTGATGTCGCTGGTGCTACCCTGACCCGTCAGGATAAGACCCTCTGCACTAGTAAAGCCAATCGCAGCATTGTCACCCGCAGAAGTGTCGGCAGTAGCTTCTAGCGTGCCGCCAGTGATTACACCTGTTGTGGTGATTGCGCTAGAGCCGTTGTCAATGCTACCAAACCCGCTTGTGATGCTGCCGCTGTTGAGTGCGCCTGTCGTGACGATGTTAGAGTCGCCTGCCGCTGGTGCTGCTGCTATGTCGGATAGCACCTCTGATGCGGATCGTCCCTCAATCGCAGTGCCGTCAACTCGCAAGAAATCATTGTCAGCTACGCCACTGGTGAACTTCGGCACGTTGTTATTCGATATGCCTGTGTCCAGCGTTGCTGTAGCTGTGATGGCTGTTCCGTTCAGCGTTATCGCATCAGCTTCTAGAGTGCCGTCAAAATCTCCATCTACTGCATCTATGTTGCCCTTGAATATGGTCGCTGTGACAGTGCCTGTGCTTGGATTGTAGGTGAGGTCACCGTCCATCTCTAGGCCAACATTACCCGTGCTAGAGGTAGCATTCTCTACAAAAGTAATGAGGTTTTCTTCATTAGTGCTTTCGTTGTCGGTTACTAGAACATGAGCAGAGTTAGTAGCATCAGTGACTGTAACACCTGCAATAACTGTATTTAGTGCTGTGCCGTTGACTGTAATTGCATCAGCCTCTAGCGTGCCATCGATGTCAGCATCACCAGACACGTCGAGTGATCCTGCATCTAATTCACCCGTAAGTGTGATATTACGGAAGCTAGATACGTCCTTGTTTGCGTCAACAGTTACGACCTTGCTGGCTACGACTGTACCTACAGCCGCGCCCGTATCGCTGTAGTTGAGTTCGGCAGCAGTAGACGTAACATTCGTGCCCCCGATGTCGAGCGTAGTCATCGACACTTCACCGGCTACGGTCAAGACGCCGTTCGCCACCGTCATCAGGTCTGTGTCGTCTGTGTGACCGATGGTTGTGCCGTTGATAACAACATCATCAATGTCGAGAGAGCCACCTGTGATGAGGCCCGTCGTTGTAATCGTTGACGATCCGGTGTCAATCGTGCCGAATCCGGACGTGATCGAACCGGAGTCGAGTGCGCCGACAGTCGTGGCTGCAGTAGTGACGAGGTTTGGCATAGCCGTAATTTCGTCATCAAAATAGGCAGCTAAGTCAGTGACCGCCACCTGTTTCATAGTTCCGGCGTCGTTGAACACGACACGGTCTGCATCAGCTACAGTAGTAGACGTAGCAGACGTGTCGCCATCAAGAACATTTATTTCTGTTGTGGTAACTGTTGCACCGTCAAGTATCTCTAGTTCAGCTTCAGAGATACCGGCACCGCCGATAGTGAGTGTGCCGGAGATGTCCACATTACCGTTTATGTCGATGGTGGTCGCAGCGATCTGAATTTCCGTGTCCGCTACAAGATCAAGCTGTCCGTCTGTGCTTGAGTTGATGTAGATTGCCGTATCGCGGAACTGCAGCTTTTCTGTGCTGGCTACAAGTATGTCGTCCGAAAACTCAAAGTAGTCTTCGTCTTCCATCCACTTGAGTTCACCGTCATTCGACTCGCCATCAAACGTGACTGTAATGTCCGTTCCAGCCGTGCCGTCACCGAGTGTCAGAGATGTACCCAACATCTTTGTAATCGGACCACCCTCTGCGGTGGTTCCGTCATGTGTGTGTCCTGTGCTGGCAGCGAAAGCAGCTAGTAGCTGATTGAATTCATCGTTGGTGTGAGCAGCGGTGATGGTATCGCCGTCAGTATAGGATGATTGTCTGGTATAGGTGGCACCCATCTAACGTCTCGCTCCTGTCTGAAACTCTAATTGAAACCCCTTGAGGGAATAGGGGGCGGTGGTGCCCCCATCATTTACTCGCAAAGCTACGGCAAATCCTGAACCTTCGACAGATTGTCTGACCAGAGGTTCCGACACACCGCCGTACGTGCCCGTGCCGTACTTTGCTATATTGTATGTAGCAACAACATCAGTAGAATCTAGTGGATATGCCGCAGGTCTAGGTGCATCCGGTGATTCGTAGTCGTATCGTAAAAATAAATCTGCATCGATTGTGGAGTCTGGCTTGTAGTTGATGATGACCCTTTGCATGTGCTTGCGTATACCGGCGTCACCAAATGTCAAGTCGGGACCGCGATACTTACCCAAGACGGCTGTGCCATCAAAGTCGCTGCCAGACTCCTGTCGGTATATGTAACCATTCTGATCAGCACCGTGCAAAACAATTACGTTACCGTCATCCACAAATGTATCTGCACAGGCTGGCTTAATGCCGCGAAGCTCTGCAAACTCAAACTTCTGGCCCTTCATCACGCAAATCACACCCTTTGTAAGTGATTCTGCGGTATCTGCTTTAGTAAAGAATATGCGATACTGTGTTTTGTCAGGTATGACCAAACTTTCAAAGCTGGCGGAGTCTGCAATGTTTTCGTTGAACAGGGACTGCACATTCGCACTGATAGTGCCCAGTTCCACGTCACCAATCCTTGCCGTACCTGCAACCGTACGCAATCCGTCAGGACCGAGAAAGATGAGGTCACCGGCAAATTCCTGAATCGTAAAGCCGTTCAAGCAACCGATGTTACGAGTGACAGGCACAACAGCAAAGTCACTAAGACTACTGCCACCAACCTTAAATATCCTGTTTTCGCAAAAGATAAACAGATTGTCACGGAAGACTTTGAGACCTGTAACATTGTCATCAACCTTGATACTTCCTGCACCACTGCCACTAGAGAATGCGTCTTCATCGAAGGGCTGGCTAAATACCACCTCTTGTGGGGTAGACGACTTGCCTGCGTAAAACATGTGGTTCTTAAAAGCAGCAACAAACTTCGAACCCGCGACACTGCTTTCACTCACGTCAGTTGCAGTGAACGAACTGTTAAACACTGTCGGTGCGTTCGTTTGATCTACAACGATTAGCTTCTCATTGCCGTCAAAGTTGAACCGTTCGAAGTTATACTTAGCAGCACTCGTTCTGCCGCTGTCGATGCTTGTCCAGCTAGACCCTCCGGGTGTCGCTTGAAAAATACTTGTCCCACGTGCAGCAACAACCTTGTCTGCAAAAGATGCAACTAGCAAGATAGGCTCTGATGTGCTGCTTGTGTGAGGTACTACGGCAGTTACATACTTGGAAAATCCTTGAATACGTTTGTAACCACCCTCAACGTCCGGCTCAAAGTTTTCGAGTTCGAGTGCCTCTCCCGGTTGCATCATAAACGTGGAGCGGTTCTTTATGAGTCCACCCTCACAGTTGAATGCCACAGGTTGTGCTTGTGATAGATCAGGCACTTAGACCGCCCTCATGTAATTCTTTCTGTTAAGTAATTCGATACGCATACGCTTGATACCATCCTCGTACTCTTTGAGAGAGAATTGAGCAGACTGCACGTCCGAACGGAACAGATGTGTGTAATACTTAGCCCGTGCGTTTACAACAGGCTCAAATCGCGTGGGTATAATCGATGTGTCAGTGCTGGCCGACAAGTCAGTGTGTGAAATGTAATAATCAAACTCTAGGGTTCTATTGCTTGTGTCAGGAATCGGTGTCAAACCGATTTCGTCGTTGTACGTAGTGTACACATATTCTGGATCATCAAACTTGTCCGTGTCCGGGCGATTATCTCTTTCACGAAACTCTTCGTTGTATTCCTCGTACGACAGATATTTAAGCGGGATCGGTCGGACATTCTCACTAAGTTCGACTAACTTTACATACGCTGCGTTACCAGACGCTTCGGTAAAGCTCACGTAGTGCGTCGTGGCTGTGGCAGTAAACTTAGTTTCGGTAAGGGCCACCTCATTAGCACTATCAATAGTGAGCGCAACAGATGCAGTCTGTGATCCGCCCGAGCTTGTGCCGATTTCTAGAGTAAGGGTAGCACCGCTAGTTTGCGTCACCACAACGTATGAACGACCTACAATGAGGTCTGTTACTTCTTGAGATGCCTCTGCGTTAGTGAGCAGCAGAGTGTTACCAAATTTAGAACTGGCAGCAGGAGTGCCGGACACAGCAGTCCAATTAGTGATGCTTGCCGCTCCATCAATTTCAAAGTTTCCGTTTGTGATATAATCTTTTGGCTTCAAGAACATTGTATCGTAGTCAACATACTTGAGCGTCGAGGCTATACTTGCATGACTGTAAAGGGACTTGCCTGCGATGACATCTACAGAACCTGCGGCACGAGTAAAAGGCCAGTTAAGTTCAGAGTTAAGCACGTCGGTAATAGAACGATTTACGTAATCTTTGACTGCCGTTTGCACTCCACGAGAACTTGCGAAGTTAGAACTTGTTAGTTCTACTTCATTGAAATCTCTGAGAACATTATTGACTAAGGTTAGATAGGTGCTTGCCATTTTAGTATCCGTGTGTCATCTATCGTACCTTGCGATAGGCGCGAGTCTTCTTTGCTATCTTCTTCGGTTGCCTAGCAACCTGTTTACCCGCCTTCGTGGCCTTACGCTTTGCGCGAGTCGTA